ACCAGATTGAGGAATGGCCTTTCCCTCCGAGGCTGTGAGCTGGTCGGTTGGGTCGTACACTGGGGCCAGCAGAACCGATCCACCCTCCTGGGAGCCGACGGCAGGGACGTACTCGAAGATCGCGTACTCAAAAGAGTACGAGTTGTAGAGTCGTGCCTGCTCTTTGGCCCACGGAAAGCGTACTGGGTCGATGGCGAATGTGTCGACAAGGTCGAAGTCTACAGAGCCTCGGACGTCGCGTAAGTACTCCCGGCGCTCGAGCTCCATGCCGTCCCGCAGTGAACGGATCCTGTGAAATCCCGTTCGGGACCCGCGGGTTACAGCAGCAGGTGCTCGCACCAGTTGCATGTTAGGTCGCGCACGCCGCTGGGGAGCGGCGGCCTTGTTCCGTTTGGCAGCCTTTGGCTTAGCCATGACGGGGATCGTGCGCGGCGGGGAGTAGTGGTCCAGCGGCGGAGTGTCAAACAATGAGCGCACCTTGCCCAGACCGTAGCCCAGGGCAGTGGCTCCTGCGTATGTTGCGGCGGCGAGCGCTTTTGCACGACGGCGGGAGACGGTGCCGTCGTCGAGGTCCGCGTAGAACGGCGGGCCTGAAGTAGGGTATGAAAACTGGTCGAAACCAGCGTGTCCAAACATGGGATCCCTCCGGACAGGGAGCGACTGTACATCGCGCGCTCCTAAATCGGCCACCCGTGCAGTCTGTCGGCATTCCGATCAATCGATCTTAGCACGGAACTATTGAGCTGGCAAAGCACCGTTTTGGGTAGTTAGGCGCGCGACCCCATGGGGAAGCCAGCAGTGTGCACCGGCGTGCCAAAGTGGTCCACAATCTCAGTGGGCCTCCAGCTGAACTTTGCAGCTGCGTAATACTCCTCCAACGCAACCTGCTCGTCGGGAGTGATGTCAAACGCCACATAGAACGAGTAGCGCGCGGCGTCCGTGACAACGCCGCTATTGTACATCCGGCGGGCGAGGATTTTGAACCCCGTGTCTGTCGCGTCGCGGTCCACACGCGTCCCAGCGCCCCGAATCAGCGCTTTATAGAACGCGGTGTACACCGGCATGTGGCCAGCCAGTGCGAGACCGCACCGCCCAACCGAATTCCTCAGCGTGTTGTACGAGGTCTCGTCGTCCAGGTGCTTGACCGACGCGAGGTCCTTTGACAAACATACGTGCGGATCACGCACCATGAACCATTCAGTGCCGTCAAAGACGGGCTTAGTCTGGCAGAATTCAAGGTGCTCCAGCTCGTAGACCGGATCGCCCATCGTCATGGGAAACCCGGCACGCTTCGAAAAC